TTATGAGAACGCTCCCTTTGAAATTTCAGACCGTCTGATAGTCGTTGCGCTCGACGACAAAAAGAACATTCGTCACATTCAGCAATTAAAAGATTATCTTGAGAAGCCTAGCATACAAATAGCAATGAGTAGCCATGGGGCTAGCTTGTTAGATGTATTAACCAAGGAAAACTACCTGACTCTTAATCAAGCCGGAGAGCCTGGACTGAAATTTATGTCCACTGGAAACCATCATGGAGATGCTACTAAGCTATTGGGTTCTATAGCCGAAGCACTAATAGTACAAGAATGCAATAATAACGCTCACTTTAATAGGGCTTTGGCAAGACATGCTCGTGGAAGTTCAGAGTTATCAGATTTTCCAGATGGTTACATAGCAATTGCAACTGGCTCATTCCAAACGAAACTTCATCACAGAACCCACTACAATCCAAATGATACTCAACGGGATATTATCTGGGTTGACAAAGATGACGTAGCTCTTCAACTAGACTCAATTTCACCTTCAAAAAATAAGAACTCTGTAAAACCTGCAGGTTTGCAAATAAAAGCAAGTTATGACTTTAGAAATGTTTTAAGGAATATAGAGAAATATGCCTACCCTGTTGTCTATTTCGATATGAATGATGATTGGCATGAACTTAATACCGCCGTCACGAATTTAAATAGAAACGATATGGCCAACGCTATTACATTAATTAAACCTGATGATGTGCTTCATTACATTAAAGACCGACTCAAAAGCTATCACCAAATTATAGTGGCATTACTAAAAGGTGAATGTTCAATGAAACAATTGATTGAAGAAGCAAACTATAAAAATGATAGTGCCTTGGGTAGCGTCCTCGACAATGCGGCTGCGGACAGTGGTGACAAGATCATTCTCCCTGTACAAAAGGATTGGGCCGAACAGTGGCGAGAAACGATGATGGATGCTAACCGCAGGATTGCCCAAGATTTGTTCAAATGAATAATGAGTAGGTGTGTAGGGGCGGGATTTTAATAAACTGCATTTAAATGATTCCATACTATGTAAGTATGGAATCATTCCAACATCCGAGCTATGCTGACCCTAAAAAAGAGGTTTCGCATATGCGCAATGGTTTTGATTTGGCCAAGGCAGCGGAGAACTGCTCAGCAGAAACGATCACCTTCCTCCAGGATGTGATGGAAGTACCCCTCGGCCAGCTGGAAGATTTCAGCGACTCCGACCCAGCCTTTCGCAAGGCTTTTATGCTTTTCACTCGACTATCTTTATTGGTAACTCGCCGCCGTCCAGAGCTGGGTGTGCATTGTATTTTGATACACGTTTTGCCTAAAATTGGAGATCTGCCAATTTCCAAAATCACTAAGGTGGTGGTGAACAGGCTGACGAACCCACTGATAGTCGAAGGCAAGATTGTCCAGGGCAAACGTGTGTTTTCTGTGATGAAGCAGTTTCTGGCATGGTGCGTTTTTCAGGGGTACCTGGAAAACTCACCAGTTGGAGATATACCGCTGAATAAGGTGGGCGGCTCCAACCCTAAGCCCAGAGAACGCACATTGACTGATGCGGAGATATGGGTGTTCTGGCATCTTTGGGACTACCACGACGTGTGCGAGGTGACGCGCTGGTCAGCCAGATTAACGCTCGCAGCTGCACGACGCCCGGACGAGATTTTACGTGCGAGAGTTGCTGAATTTGACCTAAACAACAATATTTGGAATCAGGGAAACCGCAATAAATCCCATCGTGATCACCGGCTTCCGATCAGCCCTATAATGAGGCTGTGTATCGAGAAGCTCATCGCGGCCGGCAACGGTAGTGAATGGCTCGCGCCGTCCAACAAAAAGCCAGGCCAGCCAATGTCGAAAGTAGCCATCAGCCAGTCACTGCGAAGGATATTGGAATCCCCGGAGATGGCAGACATTGATCCTTTCACCCCACGCGATTTGCGTAGAACGGCAAGGAGCTGTCTGGCCGGGCTGGACGTGCCCAGCGATGTCTCAAGGAAGATTCTAAATCAAAGCCTTGAGGGCATCGACCGGGTGTACGACAGGCACGATTATTTGGATCAGATGCAAGAAGCACTGTACAAATACTCAGTATTTTTGTTTAATGTAGTCGAACGCGAGGGAGTGGAGGATTTAAGCCACAAATACAAAGGCGACCGCCTGGATTTATCAAACAGTCGCCTTGGGCTTGGAGTTGTTAACTTTCGATTGCAGCAAGTATGTGCTTGAGCTGTTCATCTGATAGAGTGCCGGATGATTTTGTTTTTTCTCTTAAGGCATTGATTATCTGGCGCTCTTCGTCACTCAGGCTAGGGAGGTTGTTCTTTATGAATTGGTGGATGACCGGGTATCGTTCTTCCAGCACCAGCATCATAAAGCGAGTCTCGTCTGTCCCAAGAGCTTCAGCGAGAGGGGAGACTTTTTCCAACGGCATCGGCAGTCGGCCCGTTTTGATGTTGGATAGGTTGTTTGCGTTTTCGTAGCCAATCTCAGATGCGATCTGCGTCTGCGACTTTGGGGAAGTCAAAATCAGCCCCTCAATAAACGCTGAAATTCGGTTACCTTTTTTAGCGACCATATTAGTTTTTTTCCTGCTTACTTATGCGAAATAATTATTAATTTGAGGTGTCATTTGCACCATTGCCCTGAGTGTATTACCGGCCAGAAAGTAAGTAAAGGGTTATCCCTGCTTTTGGATAAGTAACTCACTAACTATTGAGATTAAACAGGTTTTTCAAGGCTCAACGAGAATTATTTTTGATATAAAACCTTTGATTTTTGTTACATACCGTATAAGATGCCGCCTCAATAAATCAGAACTGTCTCAAAGGTTGTTTATGGATGATCTAATCGCCTCCCTGCAGGCACTTGGCGTGGGTATGCTTATCGCCGTTCCTTACCATTTAGTTTCGGACATTATCCTTAGCTGCAACGGCATAGACATCGACTGCGGAGATGACGCAGTGGCATGTTTTCACATCAATATTGAGCAAATGAAGTACACCCTTGCCTGTACTGGCGAAACCAACCTGGTCACACGTTTTCTCTGATTCTATTTAGCCTTTCTTAAAATCCAAACCTTGTTGCTAGCCTGCGCGTCAATGGTCTCAATCATTGCGCGCAATGCTATTATCACAACTCAGAAAACAAATTGTTTTCACATACAAGAAATGGAAAAACACATGAAAAATAAACAGAAAATAAGAAAAGAGGTTCAGACATTTCGCGAGAGTGTTCGCAAAGTTGTTGTGATGCTATCCGGGAAGGATATTCCTGTGGCGGAACGTGGCAGCCGTGCATACGTCGAATATAACAAGGATGGGACACCTTGCATGGTGAACCTTCCATCGCTACCAGATGATGCGACTGATGGCCTCATGAACGCGATCCGTGGCTTCCTTGACCATGAAGTCGCTCACCTCCTTTTCACCGATTCAAAGCTGGCATTTAACCTGCTCGAAAAGAAAGACAGCCCAGCCTTTCATCTCTGGAATGCTGTTGAAGACACCTTCATTGAACGACGCATGGGTGAGGTTTTTTCTGGTTCTAAACGCAACCTTGTCAACACGCAACGTCATGTAATTGAGAAACTTTTCGTTCCGAAGGTGGATGATGCACTAAAGGCTTTGTCACGTAACCCCCGAGATCTCTTTCTAAAGTTCCTGCTAATGCCAGCTTTACGTGCCTGGGCAGGACAAACGCCTTTCATCGAGTTCATGGAGCCGTATTGGGGCTTTGTTCGCGATCCTGTATCAAAGCTAACTAAAGCTGGTGTGCCGGCTGCTGTGCCATTGTTAATGAGCACCGAAGACTGCATTAAGCTGGCAGGCCGCATTTCACTGGCTTTAAAGGAAGACATGGAGAAGCCAGAAGGCAAATCTGGGTCTGGTGATTCAGAAGAAAACGATAAGGAAAATGATTCGCCTGATGATGTAGGTAGTAAACAACCTACTAAATCAAATGATGAATCTGTTAGTGATAAGCCTGGGAATGATAAGGAAACGCAGGAAGAAGAAGAGCCTGCTCCTGTAAATAATAGTAATGAGGATAATATAAAAGATAAGGAAGAAGGCTCTGAAACAGACTCTGACTCCAGCAACCCTAATGACTCCCAGCCTGAAGATGGCGACGATGAACCTGAGCAGTCTCAGCTTTTTGGTGGATTTGAGGGAGACTCAGATGACAATGACTCAGACAATGAGCATCCCGAAAGTGGCTCGGCCGCTGATGATGCAGATTCATCAGCCAGCCCAGATGATCAACAAAGCTTACCTGGTGATTCAGATACTGATGGTCGTCAAGAAGCCACTCAGGGTGATTTGAGCGAAGAAGAAGGCGCAACGGGTGATATTCCACTGGACACTGCGTTTAAGGCGCTGGAAGGCACTGAGGTAGCTCCAGAGCAGGGCATGGAGGAAGCGCTCAACGAGGTAATGGCCAACGAGCTGAGAGGTGTGCCAAAAGGCTCATATCGCCCATATCAACGCTCCTACGACTTTATTGGCCCGATCGATGATGTCGAGAACCATCTCCGCAAAACTCATAAAGCTTTTGGCCGCATCCATCTAAACCGTGGTTTAAAGAACTGGCGTATCGACGACGAAGGCACCAGTTTATTTGCCTCGAATGTCGAGCGTCGTCTCGCTGATGGATCGGCCTCAACACTGGCCAAAGACCTTGAACGTGCCATTGCGAGTCGTAACAAAGTCCAGTTCGTACCTGGTAAACGTCGTGGAAAAGTGCATAGCGCCAATTTGTACCGACTGTCTATGAACGATGACCGCGTATTCCGTCGCAAGGAAGACCATAAGGCAGTAAACGCTTGTGTGCAGCAGGTTATCGACTTGTCTGGCTCGATGCAGGGTTCGAAAATTTGTCTCGCTCTGGCCTGTGCCTACACAATTTCTGACGCACTCGATCGCATAAATGTTCCGAACATCATTACCGGGTTTACAACTGCAGGCTGTGACATCGATGCAGCAAGGAAGATGGGTCGCGGCTACAACCGCTATGAATCACTGATGCTCCCCACTATCAAGGGTTGGCACGAACGAGCAAACACGCCCACCACACGCAAACGCTTAGGCTGCTTGTCAGAGAGATTCCCCCTTGAAGACAACATTGATGGTGAATCAATTATGGCTTTAGCTCAGCACTTAGCTGGCCGCACTGAGGATAAGAAAATCATGCTTGTCATGAGTGACGGTGCACCAGCTGGAATCGGTCATGACTTCAGCGACCATCTGAAAGCTGTGGCGGAGTCAATTGAAGGCAGTGGTCTTATCGAACTAATGGGTATCGGCATTCTTACGGATGCTCCCAGCCGGTTCTACAAGAACCACGTTGAGGTTAAAAAAGTGGAAGACCTGGGCGCCACTGTCGTGAGGAAATTGTCTCAATTGATACTTGGCTAAGTTGTGCCGATAAAGATAAGTAGGCAACTACTTATATTTTTATATTAAAATTATTACTATAAGCACCAGATAAACAAAAACGAGAAAGGAAAAGCACATGAGCGCCGTCCAAGTCCAAGATCAAGACACCCCTGCGAAGGAAACCATCACCTGCCATTGGTGTTCTTGCGAGTTCCACCACCTGAAATCGCATCTGCAGGGCAAATGCACCGGCATTCCTGAAGAGCATAAGAGCAGTACCGTAGAAGACATCATCGCGGCATACACCACTCAGTTCCCCGATGCGCCAACGATTTCACCTTTGGCCATTAAGACAATTCAGGCTCGTAAGCAGGAAATTCAAGCTGCTGAGAGCAAAGCACCGACCGTTAAGGTTGGCTACATCGGCACTGAGGAATACAAGGTGGAGATGGTGGCCGCACACGAGCTGCTTGGCGTGGATCTGAAAAACCTATCCACCGCGCTGAACCAGCCCCTCAAGGTATCAGTGAACGTAAACACGCCATTCCCAGAGTTTGTACCGGTGGCCAAAAACAATTACGTATACGGTGACTTTGAGCTTATCAAAGATGTTCTGATGATGATGGAGCTGGGCATTGCAGGCTATCTGTGGGGTCATGCTGGCACTGGCAAAACCTCTCTCCCAACTCAGCTTTGCGCCCTCATGAATCGACCGGTCATCCGCTCTCAGCACACCGCTTCGACGGAGGAAGCGCATATCTCCGGGCAGATTCTGGCACGAGACGGTTCAACTTATTTCGAGCCTGGCTTGTTGGCACTGGCAATGCGTCACGGCTGGGTATATCTGGCAGATGAATACGACTTTGCATTCCCTCAAATTTTAGGCATCTACCAGCCAGTGCTGGAGGGTGAAGGTCTTGTCATCAAAGAAGCTACCCCAGAGTGGCGCCGCGTTGCACCGCACAAACGTTTTGCTTTCATCGCCACCGGCAACACAAACGGATCTGGAGACGAAACAGGACTGTATCAGGGTACAAACCTGCAGAACGCCGCCAACTTCTCTCGCTTTGGAATTGTCTCGAAAGTTCATTACATGAGCCAGCGCGCCGAAACCAACATGCTGGTCAAAGCAGGTGCTACAGATGATTTCGCTCAGAAGCTGGTGCGCTTCGCAACCCTCATTCGTGAAGGCTACGAAACAAGTGTGATCTCACAACCAATTGGGCCGCGAGAGCTGCTGCTGTCTCTTCAGGTTGGTATTCGCCGCGGTGACATTCCAGCTGGTCTGCAACGCGCATTCATCAACAAACTCCCTTCAGCGTCTGCCCAGGCAGCTCGCGAGATTGCGGATCGCATTTTCGTATGAGCAAAGGCTGCTTTGGTTCACTGATAGCAGCCTCTGAAACTAATCCCGTTTGCATGGCATGTTCCAGCAAGCGGGATTGCTTCGTTAAGGCTCAAGAGACCGCTATCAAGATTTACGGGAAGTTCGCTGGCTTCCCAAACGACAAAATAAAAAAGACAAGTAAGGCAAAAGCACATGAAAGCATTAATGGTACGAACTGACTTCTCCCTCGGCGAGTCGTCTTTGAAGGCAGAACGCGCCGTAGAGAAGGCCCGCGAAATGGGTTACTCGTCGGTGATCTCCGCTGACAGCATGAATCTGGCATCCGTGATCCCCTTGCAGATGGCGGCTGGTGACGATGTCGCGGTCATTTGTGGTGTGAAGCTGAACCTGGTTGACGATCCTACATACGAGCACCGCGCTCGACTCGCGAAGGAGTCTAAAGGATGTATGGAATCATTAACGCGCGCGCGTAATTACAGCTTCACGGCGCTAATCAAGAACGAGCAAGGCTATGTCGATCTCTGCGAACTGATGACGCTGGCAAACACACGCGAGCAGTTTTATCACGTTCCCCGTCTTGAGCTGGCGCAGCTGCTGGCTACGTTCGCCAAAGGCAACATCATCCTGCTGACCTCGGACATGGGAAGCGTATTCCAGCGCCCGGACTTCGCGAAGATTATCGCCCAGCTGGTTCACGCTGGCGGCCGTGAGAACTTTTACTGCGCCGTTTATCCGATTGCTACCCCACTCTATGACCAGCTGAATAGCAAAGCGCTCAAGGTGGCCAGTGCTCTTAAGATCGAGCCGGTGGCGTTCTACCCTGCTTACTACGAGGCACCCACTGACGCTGACATCAAAGACATCGCGCATATGGTGCTGAACAACATCAAAATCGACCAGCTGCACCGTATGCGAATCCCGTATCAACGTGACAATGGCGTTAATGATCGCCGCCACTTACTCCAGCTATTGAAGGAGTTTGCGGTGCGGATGGGTGTCAACGTCACGCCAGCAATGGTCTCAACAACTCAGGACGCGATCATTGATGCGTGTACATGGCGCTGGCACCCGCTGGAACCCGCTTTACCAACCATGGCAGATGATGAGCCAGCCACATTGCGTAAACTCGCTGTAGAGGGGCTGAGGAAGCGTCTTAGCACCAAAGAGTTCGGCTATGCACCACCAGCCACAATGCACCGTGATTATGTTGAGCGCCTGAAGTACGAACTTGATGTTTTAACCCGCCTTGGCTTCTGCGGCTACTTCCTCATGGTTCACGACCTGATGAATTACGCTCGCGGCGCCGGGATTCCTGTTGGGCCTGGCCGCGGTTCATCCGCTGGCTCTCTTGTCGCCTGGTGCGTGGGGATCACAAACGTAGACCCTATTCGCCATGGATTGCTGTTCGAACGTTTCATTAACCCTGAACGTCTCGACTTGCCCGATGCTGATCTGGACTTTAGCCAGGCACGTCGCCACGAGGTCATTGAGTACCTGGGTGAGCGTTACGGGGAGGATTACGTCGCTGGCATTCCCAACTTTACATACCTCGGTGCAGCTTCAGCACTGCGCGACACCGCACGTATCTTTGGCGTGGATTCAGCTGATATGGCGGTATCGAAAGACCTGCGCTTTGTCGATGACGATTCATTGTCACTCGAAGAGATACGCGAAGAGCTTTCTAGCCTGGACAAATACGCAGCCAAATACCCGGACGCTTTTAATGCGGCCACCAAACTGCAAAGCCTCATGCGCGGATTCGGCCGTCACGCAGCTGGCATGATCGTAGCCGGTGTGAAACTGACAGAGCGCACACCGGTCGAGCGACGCGGGGATGCGCGTGTAATCGCTTTTGACAAGCGTTACTGCGAATCCATGGGATTGATTAAGTTGGACGTGCTCGGCCTCGCTACGCTCGATCTGCTGGCTTATGCGCAGCAATACGTGAAAGAAGCCACGGGCAGCGTGATTGATCTTGATGCAATTCCACTAACTGACAAAAAGGTTCTTGATGGCTTTGCTGGTGGCCACACCCAGGGCGTGTTCCAGCTTGAATCAGGTTCGATGCGTAAGCTGCTAAAGGATCTGGGCGGCGGCATTGATCCGATGAGCTTTGAAACAGTTGTCGCCACGACAGCATTATTCCGACCTGGCCCGATCGAATCTGGAATGTTGGACAGCTACGTTTCGGTGGCCAAAGGCTTCAAAGAGGCTGATTCCATCCACCAGGTGCTCGATGAGCTTACCTCTGAGACCAATGGGGTAATTCTCTATCAGGAACAAACCATGAAGGCCACACAGCTGCTGGCCGGCTTCACTCTCGCGGAAGCTGATGGCGTCCGTAAAGCGATCGGTAAAAAAGACATGGAGAAGATGAAGAAGGTCGGTAACCAGTTTATCGAGCAAGCCCAGGCTGGCTGGATAGAGGTGAAGCTGGAAGACGGAACCACTCGCCAGTTCCACCGCGCGGAGCACTTCAAATGTGCCGATGGCAAGCTGCGAACCATCGAAGAAGCAATGCACGATGGCGCCGACGTTCTGGGCATCTAACCGTTTAACGCAGCTTGGATGCCGTATCTGAGCTGCGAAAATTAATATATGGATTGTGATTAAGAGGCACCAATGAAAGTTTTAGAGACGATTTCCACGAAGCCCGGACTAAGCGACAGCAAAGCAAAAGAGATCTGGGAAGCGTTTGAGAAAAACGGGGCGTACCAGTTCAACAAATCTCACTCAGTGGCTTACTCGCTGATTAGCTATCAGTCGATGTTCATGAAGACGCACTACCCTGCCCAATTCTTCGCAGCAGCGCTGACTATTTTAGGTGATGACAAGCATCAGGGGCTGGTCAAAGACGCGCTAAGCTTTGGTATTCGCATCTTGCCACCAGATGTAAACATCTCAACCAACCGTATTGAGATCCGTCAGATGGAAGATGGTACGCAAGTGCTGTATGCGCCCTTCTCAGCTGTTAAAGGATGCTCAGAGAATGGATGCCAGGCGATCATGCGCGCCCGGGCGAAAGTGGGAGGCCATTTCACCGACATCATGCAGTTTGAAGAGGCGGTTGAGAAGCGCGCCTGCAACAGCCGTGTTCGTGATTCTCTCGATCGTGTCGGTGCATTTGCTAGCATCATCCCCGGCAGCGTACCCGCAACTTCCGAAGAGCGTCGCCGTGACCAGGCGGAGCTGATGGGTAATCTGGTGATCGATGCGGTAAAAGCGACACGCCAGTTTGAAATGAACCCGAAACGCCAGGCTGAAGTAAACGTGCTGATGACCAATATGGCCGCTGAAATGGGGCTGGGTGATGAGCTTATTCGTCCGAGCATCGGCATCAAACCGCGCCTGATGATCATCCTCGACAACGCCAACGGTAACGATGGCAAAACCGGTTACTTCATGGAGAACGGTTATGACGACTTCAAGGCGAAGTTGCTGGTTGCCGGTGATCTGAAGATGGGCGATCTGTACGTGACCGGCGTCTGCAAGAAGGTGAAGGACAAGGAAAAGGACTACACCAAAGACGAGTTAGGCCAGTTTAACGAGTTCATCAAAGCAGAGGTGGCTCTGGTGCGTCCAACGTACATCCTTACGTGCGGTGCGAAGTCCACCTGCTTGTTTAACAACAAGTCGAAGCCATCAGATCTTGTTGGCCGCAAAGAGTATCTGCCGGAGCTGGATGCTACGGTCTTTTATGGCTTCAATCCTAACATTCTTCACTTCCGCCCAGAAGAAGGCGAAAAGCTGGAGCTGATCCTTGCTGACGTTGCGGAGGCAGTTAACTCATGAGTTTAAGCACTGAATTATCACCAGAGATGATCGAGAAAGCGCGTGAAGCTATCACCCGCTCTAACTTCTGGGAATTTATCGACCGCACCACGACACTTGAACTAGCCGTGGCCAGCGCCAATTATGACAGTGAACGCGCACCTTACCGTCTACGCAAGGCGGCCAAAGCAATGCTGAAAGTCGTTTACGATCCTCTTATGCGTCGATTCGTTGACGGCATCAGTAGTTCGGGCAAGGCGCTGGAAAAACTGGATGAGCTAAAGGCGTATCGCGACAGTCTGGTGATAAAGGTGGCCAATGAGTTCACTGAGGCTGAAAAATTTGGCGACGTTGGCGAGTATCGCCGCCATAGAGCTGAGCGGATGATGCAAAAAGTGGCATAATCTATTAGGGCGCTTCTGCGCCCATTAATAGCCCGTCATGTGATAAACCCAATCTTCCGTCTGTTTTTTTATTTCTCTACTTAAGTTTCTAGGAAGTATTTCATTAGGGGTTCGCCCCTCTTTTAACCCATAAAAAGCATGGTTAAACATGTAGAGCAATATCGCCTCATTTTGCTCAAAATAATCTATTACTTCGCCTATAAAAGGCGCTCTGAGCACCAGTCTTCTGTCAACGGAAACTGCATCTATCAACTCTTCATAATCAATAAAATGATGGTTGATTATATCGATTTCACTATTGAAGGATATATAGTCCTTATTCTCATCCTGAAGGTAGTAGTCTTCTTCAACAAAATTATCCAAGTCATGCTCTTCAAGGGCATTTAATAATGACCTTGCTACTCTGATCAGCCGTTTGTCAGAGTCTGAAAGTATTGCCTCTTTCCAAGAGTCTTTTGATTCCGAGGTTAATTTATCAGATTCAGAGAACAAAACTTTTTTGGACTGAAAGCCTGTTGTGCCCATTTCTATAACAATTTCATCTAAGTATTCTTTTGAAAATGACTTCCAGTACATTACAGGTTCACTAAGATTATCAGCCATTAAGATGCGAACCAAAATGACTTGGCTTTCTAACTGTTGCCAATACATAAAGTCTGACAAATCAATAGACATGTCAGGGTCGTTTTCAACCGTTGATTTAATTTGAACCGCAAAGAAGTCACCAGTTGATATTTCATTTTCAAAAATTTCAACCTGAGCATCTATTCCAACGTCAATATCAAGCAATCGACAAGGCCATTTAAAATTGCGAACCATCCAATATGCAAAATAATACTCACCTGCTTGTCCTGTTACCCCGTTCTTTTTATATTTTTTCATAGTTTGGTTACTGCCTCTTCTTTTCAATAAGGTAATCAGGCTACACCCTCTTATATAGACTGCCAACAAAATCATGAATGTGATAAATTAATCACCCAAAAATAGCTAACAGACTATCTCGCACATGAATAACATACTTGACCAAATCATCATCGACCTTGAGTTTAATCGCGACGACCTTGAGGCGGTCTGGCAACGACAACCAGTGCTGCTTATGCAGTACGGTGCAAGACTGGCGCAAGCTGAAAGACAAGTAGCTGATGCTAAGCGCGGCCTCGATGCGGTTGAAGCCAAACTTTATGACGCTCACCGTAAGGACTTGAGTATGAACGGCATCAAGTTCAACGAATCAATCCTCGATGCCAAGGTAAAGACCAGCGTTAGCTACCTATCCCATCGGCAAAAGCTGGATGATGCTCGTTACCTGGCTGACATGTACAAACATGCCGTTGCAGCATTTAACCACCGAAAAGACATGATCGTGCAGGCATCTAAGCTCGCCATTATTGAAATCGAACGCATGGGTGCGGAACGTTTTAATCGCCCCTCCTGACACCCTAATTTTACATCTGGATAATAGCTAGCTAACTAGCTATTATACACTTGCTCGTTAGCGAGTCATGACTGCCCAAAGTGCAATGCACCCTCGGCCAAAAAAAATAATGGAGAAACACATGTCATCAGCATTAATGAACCTTCTGAGCAAAGCTCGCGGCGACATCGCAGCTAAGCGTGGTAACAACGTAGATATGGCTCGCCTGAAGGATGGCGACAACTACCTGCGTCTGTTCCCAAACAAAGACGATCCTGACGGCGTCTTCTATCAAACGTGGGGTATGCACTTCGTTAAGTACCAGAATGACGAAGGCAAAGAAGCAACCACCGCCTACGTGTGTGATCAGCACACCCATGGTCGTGCTTGCCAGCTGTGCGAAATAGTGATGGAAGGTAAAGCTCGTCACAAGGGCAACAAAGCAATGGAAGACCGCATTCAGGCAATGCGCGCCACTCCACGCTATCTGGTTAACGGCGTACTTTCTGCTCGTGAAGATTTCGCTGATGCGAAAGAAACCCAGCTGATTGAACTGCCAGCAACCGTGTTCGATGACATTCTGAAAGTTATCGGCGAAGACCTTTCCGATGAAATTGGTAACCCGCTGAGCAAAACTGAAGGCTATGCTTTCTGCATTACCCGTACCGGTTCTGGTCGCGACACCAAATACAGCGTCTCTCCTAAGCGCAAAGTCTTCAAAGGCAACATCGAAGACAAGTTCTGGAACAAGCAGCATGACCTGATTGCTTTCGCAAACCAGGCTGACGAAACCAAATTGCTGGCTACCACGCGTCACATGAGCCGTCAGATTGGAATCGCTGCGCCTTCTGCGATTGCCGCTGTTAAATCAACAACCACCTCAGCAGCAGCACTACCAGGTTTCGGCTCCATCACCGGCCACGACGACGCCCCAGCGACCACTCACGGTGCAGCAGCTGTTGCGCGTGAAGAGACTTCGGCGCCATCGTCCATCGTTGATGAAGAAGTTGCTCGTGCGGTTGAAGCTGAGTTCGTGCCAGAAGCTGAAAAAGTTGCTGAGCCAGTGGCGGCAACGCCAGCGGCAGAAGCACCTGCAGCAGCAGACCCGGCGCTAGATTCACTTCTGGCTGAGCTGGAAGGTCTGTAATCGTCGAATAGACGGAAAGAAGGCGTCTTCGGACGCCTTACTTTTTGGAAGGAGCACACCTTGAACTACTTATTCGTCGATGGTAACAGCCTCGGCTACTACCACCAGCAGCAGAAAGAGAAACTTCACAACGGTGAAATGGAAGTGCAGGCGATTTTCGGCTTCGTCAAAAACGTTCGTCGTTACGCCTCTATCCTTCGCGCGCGGCCAATTATCTTTTGGGACGGGTTCAGCGATCGCCGCCGTTCGTTTTACCCAGAGTACAAAGCCAACCGAGACGACAACCCAGAAATGCTGAAGATGAAAGAAGGCTTTTCCAAGCAAAAGCCTTACATCGTCAACATGATGAAAGTGCTGGGCGTAAACCAGTTCACGGCCAAAGATGGCGAAGCTGATGATCTGGCCGGCATGTTCGTTGAGAGACTAGTTGATTCACCTGCAGTTGAGCACATCTATCTGCTCACTGGCGATCAGGACTGGCTTCAGCTGGTCAGTGAAAATGTTACATGGGTGACCGTTCGAGCCGATGCCCAGCATAAGCAAATCAACTTCGAACAGTTTTCGGAGCTTACTGGCTATGCGACTCCCCGCGGCTTCCTCGAAGGCAAAGCTCTTCAGGGCGACAAGTCCGACAATATTGCTGCTGTAGGTGGCATTGGTGACGGCGGCGCCAAAGAGATCATTGCGGAATACGGCAGCGTTGTAACGATGGTACGCGGCATTCTGGACGGCAGCATTGTTATCGACAAAGGTCGCCATAAAACAGCATTCAACAACCTGGCCAAGAACGCCTTCAACGAGAAAACCAAATGCCGGATGCTCGAAGCCTTTAAGCGCAACATGTCACTGATGAACCTCATCAAAACTCAATTCCCACCGACTGTAATCGAGCCGGTAAAAGCTGAGCGCGACCAGAAAGCATTTGAGCAGATGTGCCTGGAGCTTAACTTCCGGTCGTTCCTTGAAGATATGGACGTGTTCAAGCTGCCATTCGAAAGGTACTGTGCATGATCCGCTCTTTGTTTACCGGACACCCATCAACCTACACGTCGCTGGCCAAAGAGGTCGTTTTCCTTCATGGGGAAAGCGCAGTGACTTGTCTGCCAATAATTCTGTCACGCGCCGGTATGAGCGTCACCAAACGTGAGCTGGGGCAGGTTTCAGATCAGGTCATCAAGATGCTGTCACGCGTCAAAAAGAATCTCAATTGCGACTCGATTGAGTGGAACGAGGCGAAAGCCGCAGATCGTATAAAAGAACAAGGATAAAACACATGGCTAAATCTAAACTGGCTCAGGCGCTGAATAAAGCGATGGGCAAAAACGACACCATCCAGAAGGTTGAGCAGTGGCTCGATACCGGCTATGCCCCACTGAACCGCGCAATTTCAGGCCGCTACGATGGCGGTATGCCAGCTGGCCGTATTGTTGAGATTTTCGGTCCGCCATCTGCAGGTAAAACGTTCCTTGCCACCAGAGCGATGATCGCTGCTCAGCGTATGGGCGGCGTTGCAGCCTTCTTTGACCACGAAAACAGCTTTGATGTTGGGCTGGCGGTGGGCATGGGATTAGATGCTGACGAGGATGAAGGCTTTTGGGTTTACAAGCAGCCAAACACCTTCGAGGACTCAGTGGAGAATATCGGCATTCTGCTTAACACCATCCGTAGCAACGAGCTGATCCCCAAAGATGCGCCGATCGTCATCGTTACCGACTCACTGGCGTCAATGGTGCCGCGTTCCAAAGCAGAGAAATTCACCAAGATGGCTGAAGGCACTGCCAAGGATAAAGACGAGCTAAACATGAACGACAACACGGCTCTGGCGCGCGCTACATCCGCTAACTTCCCAACCCTCGCCCAATGGTGCCGCCAGTACAACTGTCTTCTGATCGTGCTTAACCAGGTGCGCACCAAAATTGGCGTAATGTTTGGCGACCCAACCACTTCACCAGGCGGTGATTCGCCTAAGTTCTACGCATCTGTGCGTATCCGTTTAGGTGCAAGCCAGCTGAAGGATGGCAAGGAGAAGATCGGCCAGTGTGTTGGCGCTGAAGTCGTCAAAAATAAAGTGGCGCCGCCATTTGAGAAGTGCAGCTGGAATTTCTACTACGACACCGACCGCGGCCTCGATGTCGTGGAATCACTGGTTGAGCATATGCTTGAAGAAGGCTTGTTGCCTAAGAACTCTTCTGGCCGTGTAGAGATTGGCGAT